CCTAGACCATGAGCAGGGTTCACCAGAGTGGCTTGCTGCAAGACTGGGCAAGCCCTCTGCAAGCATGTTTTCCAAGCTAATAACACTAGCTGGGAAGCCTAGCACCTCTGCTGATGGGTACATCAACACCCTTATAGCCGAGAGGTTGATGGGGTACTCTGAGCCTCTATTTGTCACTGATGCCATGCAGCGTGGCACTGATTTAGAGCCAGAAGCCAGAGAGACCTACGAGTTTATTTATAATGTACAGGTCGAGGAGGTAGGGTTTATCCTGGATGACTCTGGTGAGTTTGGCTGTAGTCCTGATGGATTGGTTGGTGATGGCGGCTTAGAGATTAAGTGCCCAGCAGCGCACAACCATATAGCATGGGCCAGAAAGAAAGTATGCCCAAGTAAACACTACGCCCAAGTTCAGGGGTGTATGTGGATAACAGATCGCAAGTGGTGGGATTTTATGTCTTACCATCCCGATATGAAACCCTTCGTAGTTCGTGTAGAGCGTGATGAAGAGTTCATTACCCAGTTGGCAGTGCAAGTCCAGGCTGCTGTAGATGAAATAATTTCCGAAGTGGAGAATTTAAAATGAAAGTAGGTGTATCAGTATCGCTAGACCTTAAAAAATTAGACCTAAAACGCTGCCCTGTAGTCACTAAAAAAGATGGCACTGAGGCTCGGTATCTTAACCTGACTACGTTTATCGACACTGTCGAGCAGGATCAGTACGAGAACAATGGCTTTATCGCCCAGTCGCAGACCAAAGAAGAGCGCGAGGCAGGTAAGGAGCGACCACCCATTCTGGGCAATGTGAAAGTATTCTACACTGATGGCGGATCTGCTGCCCCTGCTGCTGCGCCTATAACTGAAGACATTCCATTTTAGGAGGGTGTATGAAGGATTTAGATAAAGCCATAAAAGAAGCGCACAACTTTGCAGATAAAGCTATGGAGACCTCTATTCCTTGGTTAAAAAGAAAGGCACTAGAGATTAGTAATGGCCAGCTTATTATGGCTGTGATAGTTTACTTGTTAGCATTAGCATTCTAGGTCAGGCTGCCTCCGGCCCGTGTACTGGCGTGGTTCACCAGAGACCGCAACGAACCATTACTTATTGGTATATAATGTATAAAAACACTGCATTTGCGGCCATCCGTAGAGTCTCTATAATAGCGGCTCATTGGATATGGGTGGTGGTTAAAGTGTTAATTTATATGATAGTATTCGTAGTCTTAGGGCTATGTGCAGTAGCAAAGCAAGACATAGAGCGCCCTTAGTGGCGCTTTTTTTATGGAGAAAATATGAAGCATCTCATTATCCCAGACACGCAAGTTAAACCCAATACACCGACTGACCATTTGGCATGGGCAGGGAAATACGCGGCAGAAAAGAAACCCGATGTTATTGTGATGATAGGGGACTGGTGGGACATGGAATCTCTTTCATCATACGACAAGGGCAAGAAATCATTTGAGGGTAGGCGGTATTCTAAAGACATAGACGCAGGCATCGAAGCTATGCAGAAATTCCTTGCACCTATCAGGGCAGAGCAAAAAAGGTTGAAGGCAAACAAGCACAAGCAGTGGAACCCTCGATTAGTGTTCACGTTAGGCAACCATGAAAACAGAATCACACGAGCGATTGAAGATGATCCTATGCTTGATGGGCTGATAGGGTTTAAAGATTTTCAGCTTGAGGAAATGGGATGGGAGGTTTACGGATTCCTGGAGTGTTGCGTTATAGATAACATTGCCTATCAGCACTACTTTACCAGCGGCATAATGGGTAGGCCAGTAGCTAACCCCACCCTGATGTTAAACAAGATGCATATGTCTACGGTGCAAGGCCATGTTCAAGATAGAGCCATTAGCTTTGCAAGACGCGCAGATGGCAAACAAATGATTGGAATATTTGCAGGGATATTCTATCAGCATGATGAGGATTATCTTACCCCGCATAATAACTTGTCATGGCGGGGAATCTGGATGTTGCATGAAGTTAATGACGGCTCAGGGGATATTATGATGGTGTCACTTGATTACCTACGCGAAAAATACGAAGGCAAAAATGAGTAAGTGGAAAGAATTACAGCAAGACCACCCCGCCATAGAACCTAGACCGGTTTCTACCATGGAAAAAAACGCCTTGGCAGGGAATGAGGACATGGTGAACCACCCCGCCCATTATCAGGGTGATATTGAATGTATTGATGCGATAGAAGCGAGCATGTCGAAGGAAGCGTTCGCCGGTCACTGTAAAGCGTGCGCGATTAAGTATTTATGGCGTTATCAACAAAAGGGCGGCGTTGAATCACTACAAAAGGCGCAATGGTACCTAGCACGGCTCATAGACACCGAAAAAAAGGCCCTGTGAGCAATTCTAAGGCGTTTTAATGGGTCAACCCATGCCAACCTACAGGGTACATTTAAAGGGCCTAAAAAAGCCCCTAAAAAGGGGCTAAAGGATTGCACGCTTGGGGGTTAATTTGTCTCCTGGTACTTGGCCTAATCGAATGCGCGTTTCTTTTTATACTGTAGCCATTGGGCGCGCCTAGTATTAATAACCGACGGTTTAATGCCATGCTGTGCGGCGATATCCTGTATATCTTGCATCCTTACTTGTTTCTTATCCATGTATTCGAATGCCACACTGTAGGTAGTCCATTTGCTGAAATTGTCGAACGCGTCGTTAATGTTTGTTAAAACTTGGTTCATTTTATGCTACCTCTACTGTCTGGATTAGATTGGTTTTTATATGTCATCTTAGCCTCCTATCATTTTAACGGTGTATAAATGGTTATCGCATAGGTCGGCGAATTTAGTGCTATTTATTACGACGTGGATATCCCCGCCATCGTCGGCCATGCCCTTAAAATGCGCGTCCCAATTACCAGCATCGCGCCTTCTTACTTCTACGGCGGTCGTTTCAATTGTTTTATTGCTAAATCGTTCTTTAGTCCTACCCATTTTATGCTACCTCTACTGTCTGGATTAGATTGGTTTTAAACTTGGATTTACGCGCACCATGCACGGTAAGCGCGATGTTTTTCTTGTTACCGTCGCATAACATGCAATCTATGCATTGCATACCCTTAGAATCGGCCAGGCATTCGATCTCATTATCTGCTAGTGCATCCCCTTCCATTGCTACGCGGAACGTGCGCGCGCCCATAGATTGGTATTTAATGGCTTGTTTTGGGCTATCGGCGGATACCTGGCATAGATCAATAAAACGCTTGTCAAATTGTTTATGGGTTATTTGGTGAGTGTAGCCAGTCCAGCTAATACCCATTTTTGCAATGGATTCCATTACTTCAAACGGTACGGCGGCGGGATCACCATATGCGCCCAATCTGATTTTGCGGCCAGTTATATAGTCAGAGTGTAAAACCGGGTCAAATTTGGCATATATCCCGCGCTTGTATCCTTTGTAGATAGCTAGTGGAGCATGGCCCAAATTAACGTAACAGGCACCACCGTTGAACCATCGTTGAGGGCAATTTCCGCAAACGCTGGAATCCAGGCCAATCTTGGATGCATCGGTTGGTGATATGTCAGACCTTATTATCCAGGTCTGTACCATTTGGCCAGTTTTGCGGTTTGATGTTTCCATTGTGGCTATCACTACTATTGGCTGGCCATCTAATACACTAGGTCCATCATATAGAATAAACCCTTTTTGTTTGGGCGCCTTAATGGTGGCTCTTTTTGCTGATAATTTACGCATTAAATCATCTCCAATATTTGTTTTCCGGCTAACACTAGGCAAGTCAATCCGGTTAATAATATGGTAAAAATTAAAAACTCGAAGCGTGCCTCTGCTACCTGCTGTTTCTGGTATTGCTTCTCTGCCAAGTATTGCGCGGCCTTATATTGTGCTTCGCGTTTTATGTAATTGTCTCTGATTGTGTTCATTTATAGCATCCCCTTTATTGATTCGAGAATACCAATATTGCGGCTGTTAGCTGACCTGATCATTGCGTCGATCATGGCCATGTTGCCATTGTTAGCATGTATTAGGGCCAGTTTAATATGGCGCTGATCTGATTTGCTTAGTTTGCTGATTAAGTTATCCATTGTTACTGCCTCGTTTTAGTGAGGTGATACTTTAACCCTTACTGTTTGCAAGTGTCAATATAGAATAAGCATTTTTTTATCGATTCATTCTATGCTTAGGGGTTTATATGCAATCAGTGCTATAATCTGGTCATTATTTGATCAAATTGGTCAAAATTTAATCAGTAGGAAAAACAATCACCTGGAGAATTTAAACAATGGCGAAAGTAGGTAGACCAAAAGGTAGCGGAAACAAACCATTAAAGCGGCTGTTAGCTGAAAGACTTTCAGAGAAGTATCCAGACTTTGACCCTGTAATTGAAATGATAGAGGGCAGTATAAAGATCAAGCAAATAGCGGAGACTACCGGGGAGCTGTCCGACTATAAAAGCGCAGTAGAATCATTTGATCGAGTCAGCAAGTATATTCAGCCAACACTGAAGGCAACTGAGCTGACCACCGATGGCGGGCTCACTGTATCGGTACAGCGTAAGCGGTTTGACGGTTCATCTAATGACACAAACAATACCGATTGATGGTTGCAAACAGGCACCCCCCCCTCCGAAGATGGCGTCGTATTGTATATATATGCCCCCCGCAAAAAAAAATTGAGGCTATATGAAAGTAACCAAGATTCGTCCTGACATCACATTAGAGCCACCAGAAA